TGCTTGCGTATGATGACGCAATTGGTGTCGCAGCGCTTATGCTATCTAAAGACTCATCGAGCCGAGTGCAATTACATCCACAGCCCACGAACATTACACGCTCCCCGGATCGACACCAACGGAATCCGACGCGGGCGGAATACTCGGGTCACTGCCTGCGGATGAGATGCTTTGTGAGTCCGGAGCACAATCGCCCGAGTATGGCTGCCACTCGCCGTCTATCCATTCGATCTTAATGTACGTGTCTTTGTCAATCGAGATGTTTTCGTTTCGATTGACCACGGTTTCCTTGCGCGTGCTTGCTCGCAGGTTGCCGAAGCGGTCACGGATCAGGATGGTTGCGATTGCGGTGCTGGGGTCGTTGAATGTGTCCTCGGCTGCGAAGAGGTCTTCGTCGAGAACGGCCTGAAGATTCATTGGGCGGAACAACTGAGCGCCGCGGGTGATAATGCTGCCGACAGCCGCCGCCAGTTGGTTCAACTGCGAGGCTTTCAACAGTTGCCCGCGTTCAAAAATCGGCGGTCGTTTTGTGCCGGCTTCCCGCGTCATGTTGTGGCCGTCCACAGGTTGTTGAATTCGTAGGTTGCAAACAACGGCTTCAATGTATCGTAGGCAATCACTTGATCATAAACGTTGGTATCCGGTCGAATCTGATAGTTCCAGCCGTAGACTGTCGCAACAGATTGATTCGCGGCGCCGCCAGGGCTTGTAGCGAAGGCCTTTTGAGCTTTCTCGGTGAACTTCAGCGTCAACTTTCGCGTGGGCTGTTGCTCGTTTAGGTTGAGCGTGATTTCGTCGGATAGCCCATTGAAAAGCAGTGTGCCGGGACGGAATACCTGCGGGCTGCCGGGGAGAACGCAGTTCGTCAGATTGACGCAACCTTTCATGTCGCCCAACGTAATCCATGGAACACGGCGGACCTGATGCCATGTCACTTGGTGCTCTGTGATGCTGTTTGGTTGCACTGGGTTGATGTCAGGAGGTAACGCCACTTTATCAGTCTGCCAAATACACGTGCGCCCGAGGACTGTGGCGAATTCAACCGTTGAATCCTGATTGTACGTTGCCCATGTGCCATCAGGTAACTGCGGTCCTTGCCCGGGCGGCTGCTCCTCCTCCTGCTCACGAATTGGCAGTGGCGTGTAAGTCACCCGGATCATCGCCAGTGTGTCGTGCGTCAGCGTCTGCGTGTTAGGGTCTGTGATCGTCGCGTTCTCGGGCTTGTTCAGAAGGCGGCTGATGCGGAAATCATCCGCCAGCACACCGGGCCAGTAACTTGAGTAGGATGCCGGATAGCCGAACGGGCCTGAGCGGTAGTGCTCGGCAATGAATGCCCAGCGATCATCCCAATCACAGAGGAAAATACGAACAAACGACAACTCGCCGGAGCGGTTACCACCCTCTTCGGGGCTGTCCTCGTGTTCCCAAAAAGTCGGATATGCCATTACTGCAGCCCTAATGGAAGGGTCGTGATTGCCTGTAGTGTTTGCGTTGCGATTTTGTTGGCTTCTTGCTGTGCCTTGAGTTGGGCCTTGCCGAGTTCTTCCATTGCTTTGTTGGCGAGTTTGTCTGCGATGCTCGTAAAGATACTGGCTGCGGAACCACGTTCAACCTGCAGTTTTGCGACCTCTTCGGCTGCGTTTTGAATTGCCGATGGCGGAAACGCCGGTGGCGGAGTGTTTGCCGCTGCGTCACGGCTTTTTTGTATCGCATCCAACCGAGCCTGTTCGTCAGCAAGTGCTTGTGCTGAGTTCGCGGCCTGCTCTTCGGCATAGTCTCGCTGCGCGTCTGCTACCTGCTGCACGATGTCATACATGCTGTTCAGAGGCTTTGGATCAACCTTGAATTCCGCAAACTCGATTGCTGGGGCCTTAAACGTCGCCTCGCCTTTGGCAATCTTCAGAAGATTTGACGGGCTCAACTGGACAAGCGCCTCTTTCATGAATGTGATTGACTTCTGGCCATTCTCGACCAGATACTCAAATGCTGATTTCGCCAGCCCTGTGAAATACTGGAAAGAACTATCCCAGATTGTGCCAAAGTTTCCTGCGATCACGCCAACCGTGATACCAAATTTTGTCAGACTGTCCTGCAGCGTGAAAAACCCATCAACCACACTGATAATCCCGTCCGCCAGTGTCGTTGCGAACGACGTTATTTGCGGCATGTGCTTGATAATCAGTTGTAGAAACTCGTTCGCCTTCGGTAACAGTTTACTGCCAAACTCAATCGCGACCACTTCGAGACTGCTTTTCATCTTGGCGAACATGCCTGCAGTTGTCTGGCTGATTCGCTCGTTCATGCCTGCGAGTCGGCCAGTGCCTGTGGTCAATGCAGTAAGCGCCCACTGCACCTGATCTGCAGCAATGGCGCCGGCTTCCATTTCTTTCCGGAGTTCCATCATGCTTTTGCCGGTGTGCTGGCTGATGATTTGCAATGGATTGAAGCCGGCGTTGATCAACTGCAGTAGGTCTTGCCCTGTGAGGCGTCCTGCGTTGTTTACCTGAGCCATCGCCAGAGCCAGTCGTTGCAATGCGTCTGAATCTCCGGCAGCAACTTCCGTCAGCCCGGAAAGGGTCTTCATCGCCTGCTCTGCGCCCATGCCCTGCATCATCATGAGTTTTGCAGCGTCTCCGAGTTCGCGTGTACCAAACACGGTCTTCATGTCGAGCTGGCGAATGCTGCCGATCATTTCTTTTGCGGCTTCAGCGGAGCCCAACAGAACCTCAAATTGAATCGCGGTCTGCTCTGCGCCTGCTGCGAGTTGCATTATCTTGCCGACGCCTGCAGCAGCCCCCAATGCTGAGAGCTGGCCGCCGATGCCAGAAAATGCGGAACGGATACCAGACAGGCCAGCGCCAAGTCCAGAGACAGCCCCCTTCAGCCCTGCGCCAACCTTGCTGGCGGCGGAGGCGAGTGAGTTCATCGCCGATCGAGCCTTGCCGGCTTCGCTTGCGACTTTGCCCATGCCTTCGGCTGAAAATACAACCTGTGCTTCCTGGACTGTGACAGCCATCAGCGTTTCCTTGTGTTCATCCAGATATCTTCAGGACACCACAGACCACTCATCACCATCGCTTGGTACATTGTGAGACGGCTGCAATCGTCCGGAGTCCAGCCGTATTTTTCACAGAGCCCACGAATGACAGTCGCCCAGGGTATCGTGCGGCGGGAAGGTATCGTCACGCCGTCGCCACCTGGGCTTCTGAGTTTCCCAAGATGTCTTTTTCTTCGATCTTGTGCAGGGCTTTCAGGATTGCCCTGATGTCGCCGAACCACTCAATGAAGTCCAAACCGAGTTGCACGCCTCGCTCTGCGGGAAGATGCGGCGGAAACTCGTCAGGATGATTCACGGCAAGGGCTCGCCAAATACTCCACGCGATGCCTCGCATTGAGTTGTCAAAACGCTCCTCGTCCTGCATGGTCGCAATAAGCGGGCGGGTCGCGATGTCCGCCGCGGTTTTCGTTAACTCCTGCCGGATCTTTGCATCCTGAATCTCCGCAATACCTGCGAATGGATTACCCATCCGCAGGAGCATTGCTTGCTCTTTACTGGCATAGTCAGCCAGCGTTCGGAACGCCAGTCGGTATGTCCGGCCGTCTTTGGTCAACTCCTCAGTCCGCCGACCGAGGAGATTGAATAGTCCATCCGCCATTGGATCAGTCTTTCGTTAAACGAGGAACACGGTGCCAGTTTCAGTCGGTGCGCCCTGGCCATTGAATGCGTATTCAACCGCGATTGGATCTGCCGAATCGACGCTCGTGCCGATATTGTTCACAGCCGTCACGATTATTGTTCCGTTGATGCTGGCGCCGGTCGCCACGATGAATTCGCAGGCAGGTGAGTCACCCACCTTGAACGGCTGGGCTTCGCCGTCATGCAGCAGGACTGTCAGCGTGCCGGACCACGTTTTCACGCCAACAAGCGTTTTTGTCCAGCCTGCGGTATCATTGGTCGCGTATTGCGAGTTATTGCCTTCGATGTTGATTTGCCACCCCGCCACACTGACAGCAGTTGCAAGCGGAGAGCCGGACTTAAAGGTGATGTCTTTGCCAGTAAATGGCGTTCCAGCGGGCATGGTTTACTCCTATGCTTTCGCGGTTGCGGAAACGGAAATGGAAAGTTTTAGGTTGCTTGTGCTCGTCGCGATGCCGAGCAGTGTGACGAAGTCGCCGGAACCAAGGTCTGCAACTGGCGCAATGCCGCCGGCGGTTGTTGAGACAACGTAAACGGCGCCGGCTGTCATGACTACACCAAGCGTGAGGTTGCCGCCTGTCGCGTATTTCAGCGGCTGGTCTGCAGAAGCCCCATGCAATGCGATTCCAACGGCTGCAGCACTTGCGAGTACGTCGGCGTCTGCGGGCTTCAGTTTGTTGCTGGCAGTGCTGTCTTTGTAAACGGGTTGCCCGGCCGTAATTGTTGCGCCGGCAATACCCTCTGTGATCAGTGTTGAGTCGGTTTTTTTGACGTTTGCGGCTGTGATTGTCAGGTCTGCCATCTCACACTCCTGAATGATTCATTTGCAGCGGAACTGTGAACATCCAGACTTGTGTCTGTTCGTCCTGCATTGCGTCGATTTCCCCGGTTGGCCTGCACCACGATATGAGACTGCCAGAGCCCTGAAAGGTCTGATCTGTCCAGTTCGCCAGAACCTGCTGCGCGACGTCATGCGCCGTGTCGTAGTCAATCGCCATGGTCATCAGGCGCACGGTTGATTGATACCCGCGTCCTGTGTTTGTTCGGTAGTGCGGTT